GATCATGAGTCTGGCCATTGCCAACCAGGCCGACCTCGCCCGCGCGAACATCCACATGGCCTGGTCCATGGCGCGCGAGATGAACCATGACCAGTTCAGGGAGCTCTGCCGAGTCACGGTGCAGCAATGGCAGCGCGACGGCGCGCTCCATCTCACGGAGCGAGCGCTGCTCGATCAGGCGGTGGTGCGATGACTGAACCAGAAGAGACCGATACAGTGCCCTCGATTGAGGTGGCCTTCCCGATCGAGCGGGCCGCGCGGATCGTGAAGGAGCTCGATTTGATTCCTCGCTTCATGCTGCACGAAGGGAAAAAACAAATCAGTCAATTGGCCTGCCTGCGCGACACGCTCGCGGGAGAGCTGGCGAAGCTCGCGGCGGAGAAAGGGATCACGGCATGACTCTGCAGGACCTCGAAGCGCTGGTGAAATACTATGCCGATCGGCGGGACGTCTTGGGGGAGCGATTGACCGCGCTGGATCGCGAGATAAACGCGGTGACGCGCAGACACATGAAGGAGCTGAAGCGGCATGTCGCCCACACAGCTGAGGCGGAGTTGCTGCTGCGCGAAGCGATCGAGCAGTCGCCCGAGCTGTTCGACAAGCCCAAGACGCAGATCCTGAACGGCATCAAGATCGGTTTCCGCAAGGGCAAGGGGAAAATCGAGTGGGAAGACGATGCACAGCTCGTGGCCCTGATCAAGAAGAAGTTTCCGGATTGTGTCGACGAGCTGATCCTCACCACCGAAACCCCGAGCGCGACCGGCCTGCAAGGGTTGGATGCGGCGGAACTCCGCAAGCTCGGCGTCACCGTCGAAGAAGCGGGCGAGCAAGTGGTGGTGAAGGCCGTCGAGACCGACGTCGAAAAATTGATCAAGCTCCTGCTCAAGGGCGCGATGGACGACGAGGCCGCGTAACGCGGGAAATGATGCGATGACACCCCTCACCGAGAAACAGCGGCTGCTGCTCACTGCGATCTGGAACGGATGGACGCCGAAGGAAATCGCCGCCGATCTTGGAGTCACGGACAAGGCCATCGATACGCAGCTCGTGACCCTGGGCCGGCAGCTGGGCGCGAGGACGGTGCCGCACATGATGCGGAAGGGCTGTGAGTTGGGAGTCCTCTTGCCATGATCGACGCATTGCGGGGTGGAGCAACGGTGGCTCGCCAGGCCCATAACCTGGAGGCAGAGGGTTCAATTCCTTCCCCCGCAACCATGCCGGATTTCACGGAGGACGAGCGCGCGGTGCTGTATGTCCTGGGATACCATCGCGGGCGCGCCTCCGCGATCGGGCTGGATTCCGTCGCCGGGATCGCCGGCATATCCGAGCGGACCGCCCAGCATGTCATTGCCCATTTGATCGAGGATCACGGCCAGCCGATCGGCTCGGCCGTCAAGAAACCCATGGGCTATTTCCTCATCGAGACCGAAGAGGAACTCGCCGAGAGCCTGAGCCAGCTCGTGCACCGGATCACTGCGCTCGCCAGGCGGTGCGCCGCGCTGAAGCAGAGCACCACGCCGCTGATTTTGAAACAACTGGCCTTGGAGATCGAACAACCCCAGGAGGTCGCGTGAACAGCGGCACCGATCAGATGACGACGGCGGAACGCACGGGCGCGCCGGACTGTCTCGTCGAGATGGGGTTGGCCTGGCTCCAGCGTCCGCTCGGCGGCATCACCATCACCGAACGCGCGACGATGATCGAAGAGATTTGCCTGCTCATCTCGCAGATGCGGCATCGCGACACACGGATCATGGACGTCGAGCGTCTCCGCTGGATCGACCGGGTGACTGTGCGGCTCTGCGCCCAGTGCGGACACATGCGGGGCTACGACGGCGCGGTGCGCCTGCAACTCGAACGGTCCATGACCGCGGCGATGCTCACCTATCACGATTGGCGCGAATATGTCGCGCCGCCGTTCCGGGCGCTGGAGCACCAGAGGCCGGACGGGACGTCCGGGGGCAGTGAGGCTGCGGCATGAGCTGGATGCGCGTCTCGCAACTGCCGGTCATGGCCGCGTTTCGAGATATTAAAGATGTGAAACCGATCCGGCTCTGGGGCAGCAAGCCCAGCAGGCCGCGCCGCGTGGGGCGGCAATTGGGCTCGGCCAAGAAAGTGGCGGCCCTGCTCGCACGCCTGACGCGGGAGCGGAGGATCGCGTGAGCCTCGTGACGACAGGCGATCAGGCGAAGGCACTGGTGATGGTCGGGAGCGGATCCCGCGCGCAAGATCGGCTGTTGCTCTCGCTGGCGAACAAGCTGAGCTGGACGCCGGCGCAGCGGAAATTAATTGGGCGAATGTGGATGGAACGGGAACAGCGGCAGCGGATGGGGAGAGAACAGAGACCAATTCACTATGTAGGAGCGCAAGACTGATGGCGACGAAAACGAATGATCCCTGTCGAGAGAAAGCCGGAGAGGATGAGCCGATCTTCACCTTGCGCGCGCAGGACCTCACGGCGGACCTGCTCGTCCATCTCTGGGCAGACGCGCAACGGTTCGTCGCAGCGCGTATTGGGGAGGGCTGGGAGCAGGCTCATGCCGTCAAAATGCTCCGGGGTCGATTGGACGTATTCCGTCCGGGAGATTTTGTGCCGGAGTGCAGCGATAAAAATTTTGACGCCTATCAGTGCTCGATCGCCATGCGAGCATTCCCGAATCGAAAGCTCCCGGACTGATGGAACGCACATGGTACCGGTTCGACAAGCGGATCACGCCAGACCTGAGTCTGCGATTGCAGATCGTGATCTGCCGATCGCCGGACTGCCGGAGGGTGCTGCACTGTGACAAGAAACGGGGTCAACAAAAAATCTGGTGCTCCGACCGCTGCCGATCGCGCGAGCGACAACGACGGATGAGACAGACGAAGTCGGAGCACAAACGCGGGCCGTATACACGGCACAAAGGCGTCATGGGCACGGCGCACTATTCGTTCGGAGCGTGACTGATGCGCTACGTAACCTGGCGCGATGCTGCCATTGAAATCGCCAAGGCGGAGAACAGACGGTTCAAGCTCAAGGCGCAGCCCTGCGCGATCCGGCGCTGTCTCGGCTGCGATGCCTGGATGCGGTCGACCGGGGCGGATCATCGGATATGCAATGCATGCAAAGGGCTGAACCATTCGAAATGGACGGGGCCGGGCTCGCTGGTGAAGATATGTTGAGAGCCGCCTTCAATCGTTCCCGCCTCGGCCCGACTGAGCGCAAGAAGTTGATTGCCGGGATTCACGCGCAGGCGACGGCGCTGCGGCTCGACGACGACACCCGGCGCGATCTGCAACAGCAGCTCGTCGGCGTCGCGAGCACCAAAGATATGAGCCTGGGACAACTCTCCACGATCTGGACGCGCCTGACTGGGCTGGCGCAAGACGCGGGCTTGGGGCGAGCGGCGAGAAGCAAGAGGCGACCGGGACGAGATGAGCGACGGCCGGCGGAGTTGGTGACGGAAGAACAGGCGGCGAAGATCGGCGCGCTGTTCGACGCGCTCTCCATCGCGGCGGAAGGCCAGGCCCGCATGAATTTCTCGCGCCGCACCTGCGGCAGCACCTGGCCGCAAACTCGGGAACAGGCGAATAAAATTATTGAAGCGCTGAAAGCGATGCAGGCGAGAGGCTGGACGGCAACGGGTACCGCGGCTGCGAGGCCCTAAAAAATTTTGGCCTGATGGACACCCTGGGAAAATCCCTAGTCGGAAGCGAGGAGGATGCGATGAGCCTGGCATTACTGGAGCGCGAATTGACCTACTGGCTGCGGAGCATTTGTAAGAACCCTAAACTGCGGGTGAAAGATATTGCCGAGTGGTCATCCGATGAGCAAACGGTTCGGAGGAGCAAAGGGGCCGATGAAACTGTGATCTTCGCGCCTCAGATGGGACTCTGGGCGGCCGTGAAAACAGCGAGTGTGAAGAGACCGATTCCTGGCGCGGTTGGGCGCGGCGGGTATGCGGGAGTGGAGCAGGAATGACGCTCGACGCCAATTTGATCGAAGGTCTTTAAATTGGGTTCGCGTTCGGTTTTCTCGTCGGGTTGGTGGTCGGGGCGGGATCCGCCTTCCTCGCCGTGAGGTTGGTCCTTCGTGAAAGTTTGGAAAAGATCCGTGAGAAGCAACGGGAGCTCGGCCTGCGATGATCACAGTCCTCTTTCCATCCGGCGTCATGGCGACGTATAACGATCTCACCTTTATCCAGCATGGTGATGACACGACATGGATGCTCTGCGACAAGAATCCGAGTGAGGGCGGCAAGAAGAAAGTGTTTATTCAGAAGAGCGCGGGAGCGGTGGTCTCGGTCGTCGAACCCTGTCGCCTCACGATGCCGGACACGACCGTGACGGGCGCACTGGACACGATCCTCTCTGCATGCCAGCATGGTCGAGCCATCTACGGGTGGAATGAGCTCAACTTGCTCAGTAAGTTGAAACACGAGCTGCGGCGGTTCGACGCGCGGAAGAAGGTGTGGAAATAGTGGCGCATGACCTGCGGCCGGCCTTTCATGATTTTGACAAAGTGGTCGCCTGGCTTTACGAATTGCGCGCATCGGGCTATTATGGGGACGTGGGCTTGAAAATGCTGAACGGGCAGATTGCGCATCTCTCCATGGGGCCGACGTGTAAGCCCGGTGAAGAGTTCCCGATTCTGCGTCCGAGAAAACGGATCGAGGCGGTGGGATGAACTGGACGACCGACAAACCGACGAAGGCAGGGGTCTATTGGTATCGAGAGCCGAAACGCCCTATAGGTCGAGGATTGAACCTCGCGCTCGTGACAGAGGATCTGATCATGCCTCGAATTCTGTTGTTCAACGACCAATTTGAATTTATGGGAGACACTGACGAAACGATGGATAGCGCACGTGGCGAGTGGGCAGGGCCGCTGGAGCCGCCGCGATGAAGCAGGTGGTCGTCGTTAAGTCGGAAGTGCTGAATCCGGAGGAATGGACTGAATATGGCAGAGAACCGTTTGATGTCTTGTTGTCTGGATTGTCGTTGCCGGTTATGATGCGTTTGAATTCTCGTCCCCACATTACAGTGATCCGTCCTGGAAGGTTTCGTGTCTCGGTTAGCACTTGACAGGGTTGCTCGTTAGTTTCTGACATAGCTGTTCGTCCGGGTCGGTGAGGATCTCACAGCCTGGATTCAAGGTTCGTTGAACGATCGTTCAATGGGCGTTGGATTCAGGCTTTTTTATTGTGCACCAGAGGTGAGGCGATGGCGGATTTCTCCGTAGCGGTCGGGTTGCTCCTGCAGCGCGAAGGCGGGTTCGTCGATCGCCCGGAGGATCGCGGCGGCCCGACGAATTTCGGGATTTCGCAGCGGAGTTATCCCGATGTGGACATTGCCGGGCTGACGGAAGAGGCCGCGCGCGCGATGTATAAACGGGACTTCTGGGAGGACGGCTTCGACAAGATCCGGTCGCAGCAGCTCGCCGACAAACTCCTCGATACCGCCGTCAACCTCGGCAAGGAAAAGGCCATCAGGATCCTGCAGGAGGCGCTGGGCGAGATCCGGTTCGGCGGCCGAGTGGACGGGCAGTTTGGACCGGCCACCTTGCTGTCGGTGAACCTCGCCTGTGACGGGAGGAAGCGTCCGTTGTTCGAGGCCTGGCGTGCGCGGTTGGCGAAACATTATGTCGGGCTGGTTTTGCAGGATCCGACGCAGCTGGCCTTTCTCGACGGCTGGCTCAGGAGGGCAGTCTCATGAGGGTGCGGATCGCGCTGGCCTGCTCGATGCTGCTCTTGGCGAGCCTCCCCGTGTCGGCCCAGCAGGACACGCTCGAACGGATGGAAGAGGACTTTTTCAAATTGAACGACACCTGCGACGCGCTGCCGGCGGAAGAGCAGACCATCGGCGGATTGGACTATCGCCTGCGCCTCTATCGCTGCGGCCATCGGCTCTGGCGGCTCTGGTCGTATCGCTGCCAGGAGGGCTACTGGTCGCGCACCTTTCTGTTGGACCAGGCGGACCCCTTCGAAGACAGCTATTACCTCGATCGCTTCGCCGGGCTGCATAACGGCAAACCCGGCCTGCTCGTCGAGGCCACGCGCCCTTCCTGCGGGGCATGAACGGGAGGCATGACATGCGAGGATTCAATTTGTATTGCATCGGGGCGCTCCTGCTCGCCGGCTGTTCCGCCGCGCAGATCCAACAGCGTCAGGCGGTGCTCGTCACCCTCCAGGCCGATGCGCAGACGGTGCTGGTGACGGGCTGCGCGAACGCCCCGGCGATTGAAGCCGTGGCCTCGCTGGTGATGCCCCTCCTGCCGGCCGGCACGGACAAGGATGCGCTGGCCAAGGGCCTCGCCGTGGCCGAGCCGGACATTGCGGCGATCTGCGCGAAAGTGACGGCGATGCAGGCAGCGCCGGTGATCCCGGCCACGATCGGACACTGATGGGCGGATACACGATACGAGCCGCGCAGGAAAAGGTTGTTGCACAGGCGATGGAGGAACCCATGGACGTCCTGACCTATCTCCGAGGAAAAAAAACCTACAGCCTGGTGGCCTGCGCGCTGGGGGTCGTCGCGCTGAATCTCACCGGATTGCTCGACGACACGGCGACCAACATGGCGCTCGCGGCGCTCGGGTTCGGCGGCTTGGCGACGCTCCGCGCCGGCATCGTGAATGCGCTGGCCCAGGCGAAGGCGGAAGCCGCAGCGGCACAGAAACCGAATCCGGCGCCGCCGGCGGCATGATCGAGTGGGTCACCTTGGCGCTCGCGCTCGTGCAGCTGATCGCGAGCCTGCTCGATGCGCGACGGGCCACCCAGCCGGCGCGAGACCGGGCGAGACAGGATGCCAACTATGACCGAGACGTGCAGCACCACACACAAGCCGCGGCGACCGGCGACGCCGCCACACTCACGATGGATTTTGAGGCGGAGCGTCAGGCCGCGATTCGCCGCGGCGATTTTGATCCTTCCCCTCCTGGCAGCCTGCCATAGCGCGGCGCCGGAGCTGGTGGAGATCAGTGCGGATCGGCGGATCGCCGAAGTCGCCGGCACCTGCGCGGTTCGCTACGAGAAGGGTGGACCGCTCACAACGGTGCAGCCTGAAGCAGGAAAGGGGTTGAGCGTGGTGACGGAGACCTGGCTAGACGAACGCTATCAACTGGAACGGGCGCTCCGGCTGCAGATTGAACGATTGGAGTTCGGCACGGACGTATCGCCGGCGTCGACCGGGCCGAAAAAGGTCACACCATGAACACCGTCTATCGCGCGATGCCGGTCTTCATCCTGATCTGGACGCTGTGGTGCTGGCAGACCCTGGCGCCCGCGCAAGAGAGCGCGCCGCCGGTCGTCGTTCAACAGCAGCCATCCCCGGCGCAACCAGTGCCGCTGTTCGATCCGGGCGTGCTGGATTTTGTGAAAGTGTTCGGGCTCGGGGGCATGGTGTTCATTATCTGGCTCTTCGATTATCGGCGGCAGACGAGCATGGAAGAGATCATCAAAAAATACGACGAAGCCCAAAAAGATCATCTCGCCGCGTTCAAAGACATCAACGAGCGAAATATTACCGTCTTCAGGGAGTCTATGGCCGGGCTGCAGAAAGTGGCGGAAGACGCCAAGGACAATGCGGTGATGTGCGCCAGCGTCAACACGCGCGTCGCCACGGCTCTGGAATATGCGCGGAGGGAGAAAACGGCATGAGCATCGTGAGCGACCAACGTCAGCGGCACATGGGCCTCTTGGAAATTAAAAAACGCGCCGCGATCGAGCTCTCCGTCGAAATGCATGGGCTGCGCGATCAGATCAACCGGGGCATGGACGCCCATCACGCGATTGCCGAACTCGAAATGGACGAGCTGAACGTGCTGATGCAGCGGCTGCAGGAAAAGACCGCAGCCTATCGGCAGCTGATCGACGAGATGACGGCGCTCTGCGACGATCTGGGTCTGTCGATGCCGAATACGGATGTGAGGCGGAAACGATGAGCACAGTGGGACCTCACCAGGGAGCCGATCAGCCGGACTCAAACATCTCACGGTGACGAATTACTGATGGCCACATCCCGTTCGCATAGTTCGATCGAAAAGCTCGGGGTGCAGGAGCTCGTGGGGCATCTGCTCGAAATTCCCGGCACGACCTATGAGCAGATCGTCGAGAAGGTGAAGGAAGCCACCGGGAAGCGCGTCACGAAATCGGCGCTCTCCCGGTACCGGGCGGTCTGGTCGACCGCCGAAGCGCAGTTACGACTCGCGAAGCACGACGCCGAGGCGATCACGAACATGATGAAAGAACATCCCGACACGAATTTCACCGAGAGCGCGATGGCGATGCTGGTCAGCAAATTGGTCCGCCGGTTCGCGCACTCGGCGGAGTCGTTTGAGAATGTGCCGCTCGACAAGCTGTCGCACCTGTTGGTGAAGGTTTCCCGCGCGCAGCAGGCGACGGAGGGGCTGCGGATCCAAGGCGAGCGGCTGGCGCTTTTGCAGCAGCGCGTGGCGAAGACCGCCGAACACGTGGAGCAGCTCGGGCGTGCGAAGAACCTCGACGCCGAGACGCTCAAGAAAATTCGCGAGGAGATCTACGGGCTCGCGCCCGCAGGATAAACCATGCCAGCGATCCAACTGACAAGATATCAGCAAGCCGCCGCGGCCTGGATGGCGCGTTTCGATCTGCGTCGCTGGTCCAGGCAGAGCGGCAAGACCTTCGAAGACGCGCGCGAGATCGTCGACGATTGCCACGAGCGGCGGACGGCCTGGCTGATCCTCTCGCGCGGCGAGCGGCAATCGAAAAAGAACATCGAGCAGTGCGCCGTCCATTGCCAGGCCTATGGCGCTGCGGCGAACGTGATCGAGGCGACCTGGCGCGGGGAGGATGCGGAATATAAGTCCCTCGAAATCACCACGCCGAACGGCTCGCGCATCATGGGCCTGCCGGCGAACCCGGACACGGCGCGCGGCTTCTCGGCCAATGTGGCGCTCGATGAGTTTGCGCTGCACAAGGATTCCCGCAAAATCTTCGCGGCGCTATTTCCCGTGATCACGCGCGGCTTCCGGTTGAAAATCACGAGCACGCCGTTCGGGAAGCAAAATAAATTTTACGATCTGGATATCGCCTGGACGAAGAAGATGGAGGAGGGCGACCCGCACTATCACACTTCCAAGATCGACATCTATGACGCGATCGCCGGTGGATTGGACCTGAGGGATGAGGACGGCCAGCTCGCCACGCCGGAGCAACTCAAAGAAGCGCTCGGTGACGACGACGCCTGGGATCAGGAATATCTGGTCCTCTACCTTGACGAGGCGACGGCGTTCATCCCCTACGAATTGATCGCGAAGTGTGAGGATCCGGAATTGGAACCGGAGCCGGTCTGGGTCGGCACCCTCTTGGCGCGCGCGGCGGAGATGCATGCGGTCTATCTGGAAACGAAGATCTCCCCGCCCTCGTTCGAGTTGATGGATCACACCTGGATCGATGGCGATGGGTTCTATATCGGGTTCGACGTGGCGCGTCGGCGGCATGGCTCCGTGATCTGGATCAATCGCGAGCGCCAGGGGGTACAAGAAACCGTGGCCGTCATCCGGATGAGGAATCTGCCGTTCTTCATCCAGAAGGTCGTGTTCTTTTCGCTGGTCGGCCATCCGCAAACCCGGCGGGCCTGCGTCGACGATACGGGCCTCGGGATGCAATTGGGCGAAGAAGCGGTCGAAGCCTTCGGTTCGAAGGTCGAGCCGATCACGTTCAGCCCCGGCAATAAGGAAGTGCTGGCGACCGGCCTCAAACAGAAGATGGAGGACGGCACGCCGCGCATCCCGGCCGAGCCTTACATCCGCAACAGCTTTCACAGCGTGAAGCGGCTACCGACGATCTCCGGACATTTCCGGTTCGATGCCGACGCCTCCGACAGGGCGGGCCATGCCGACGAATTTTGGGCCGAGGCGCTGGCGCTCCATGCCGCCTCGACCGTGGGACCGCCGGCCGGGACGGCGACGGGCGATCCCTATGTGCGCGATTGGCAGGCGGCGCGAACGGGGGTGCTCTCGGTCAGTGCGTCGGTCGGGTTGGGCGGATCGAACGGGATCAGCCAGGTGCGCCTGGAACGGTCGCGGATCTGGGGAGGGCGGTCATGATCGAGGAAAGTGTTAAAAGCTCAATAGCGGGCCAGGCAGAACCGTTTAAACGGTTAATGTGCGAGCAGTGCGGGGTGAATTTTGACGCGAAGAACCGCAACGGCATCCCAAAGCGGTTTTGCTCGCAGACGTGTCGGACCGTTTGGCACAACGATGAACGGTCTCGTCTCTACAAGAAATCGAGCGCGGCGAAGCCGCGACTAGCACGCCGGGTGAGTCCCGGCCAACGCCGGATCGATGTGGAGGTCATCCCGGAGGCTCAGCGCCCGGCGTTGCTCCTGGCAGCGGCCCGGAGTCTTGGGCTGACTGAGGAAGGGCCGATCCTGCGAGAGGCCCGACGACAGGCCGCGAGCGAAAGGGCGCCGGTATGAACTGGCAGCGGATTCGACAGGCGGCGGGACTCTGGATTGCGGGCAGCCCGGAACCGGCCGCAGCCCAGCAGAGCATCCTCCCCGCCTTCTTCGGCGGCGATCCGTCCATCCAGGGATTTCGCCGGTTGACCGGCACGCCGAACGGCCAGGCCGCGCTCCGCGATCTGCCCTTGCCCACGCATGAGCGGGCGCAGCAGCTCGCCTATTTCCTCTACCTCGCGAACCCGCTCGCGCAATGGCTCATCAATATTCAAACGGCCTATATCGTGGGTGAGGGCGTCACGGTGAAAGCGGAGGACGGCGACGAATCGGTGCAGGGCGTCCTCGACGACTGGTGGGAGGACGATCAGAACGACTGGGATACGAAGCTCGATCAGAAGGTCCGCGAGCTCTCCCTCTATGGGGAGCAATGCTGGACGGCCTTCACCGCTCAGGGCACGGGCCGGGTGCGGCTGGGCTATCTCGATCCCTGGCTGATCGATGAAGTGGTGCTGAGCCCCGACGATGCCGAACAGGCGATCGGGGTGATCACCAAGCGCTATGCGATCGACGGCGCGGAGATTCCGCAGCGGCGACTGAAAGTGGTCTCGGCCCTGTCGGAAGAAGAGCTCGGCCCGATCGCGATGGCCCTGCGCGCGCGCTTCACCGACGGGGAGTGCTTTTACTATGCGGTCAACAAAGTGTCCAACGGCTCGCGCGGCTGGTCGGACCTGCTCGCCCGAGCAGATTGGCTCGACGGCTATGAACAGTTCATGTTCCAGCGCCTCGAGCGCGCAGACCTGGGCAACCGCGTCGTGGCGGACATCACCCTCACCGGCATGACGCCCGATCAGGTGGCCGCCTACGCGAAATCCTTCGTGCCGCCGAAGCCTGGCGGCCATTTCTTCCACAACGAAAAAGTGACCTACGACATCAAGTCGCCCGATCTGCATGCCAGCGACGCCCGGAACGATGCCTCGCTGTTTTTACATCAGACCATGAACGGCATGCCCGAACATTGGTTCGCCGGCGGGGCCGATACCAATCGCGCGACGGCAGCCGAGATGGATGAGCCGACCTACAAACTGTTTCGCGCCAGGCAGAAGCTGGTGAAGACGATGGTGCAGAAGACCGCGCGCTATGCCGTGCGGCAAGCCAAGGTGTGGGGCCAGATCCCGCAGAGCGCGAGCGAAAAAATCAACGCGGAATTCCCGTCGATGGTCCGGGACGATCTGACGAAGCTCGGCGCCGCCATGCAGTCGTTGTCCATCGCCCTCACGGCCATGGTGGCGGCGCAAACGATTTCGAAAGCGGAAGCCCGGCGCGTCTTTGCGAATGCCGTCGAGCGGCTCGGCATCGAACTGGACCAGCTGACCGATGCGGAATTGAACCAGCTGGCGACGCAGGACCAACTCAATCACGACACGCAGGACTATGCGAACGATCCGGCGGCCAGGAAACAGGCCCTCACGGCCAAGGCCGCGCAAGCGATGAAGAGAATTAAATGACCGACGCCGAAACGGCCGCACAGATTCAACTCGTGAACCAGAAGATCCGCGAAGGACAGGTGGATGCCGGGGTGCAGCGCATCCTCACCCTGCTCGCGCGCGCGCGGCGCGAAATCCTGGCGGATGTGGCCTCGACCGATTGGGACCGCTATGCCCTCCCGCAGCGGCTCGCCGCGCTCGATCGACAGCTCGAACATTTTCGTGTGCTCGCTCTGGCCGACCTGAAAGCCGGCATGGGGCAGCTCTGGGCGCTGGCATCCGAGCAGACGGCGGAGGCGGCGGCCGCGGCCGGGGTCGAGGTGGCGTTTCACGAGATCCCGACCTCGCTGTTGCAAACGTTGCAAGACAAAGCGGGCCAGCGGATCTCCGGACTCTTCAATTTTGCGAAGGACCAGCTCGATCGCAAGATCACGACGGCGCTCCTCACCGGCCAGTCGCGCGAAAACACGATCGCCGCCATCGGCAAAGTATTGGAGTTCGGCTCGACGAACAAACCCGAAGGCCTCTTCGGATCGATCAGCGCACGCGCCCGGTTCATCTATCGCCATGAAGTGAGCACGCTCTATGCGCAAGCCGCGGAGGTGCGGCGGCAACAGGCGGGGAAATATGTGCCGGAGCTCAAAAAAGTGTGGGCGCACGACGGCAATCCGAAAGAACCAAGGCCGGGGCACAAGCTGATGCATGGGCAGATCCGCGAGCGGGACGAGGATTTTCAGGACCCGCTCACGGGCGATGAGCTGGCCTACCCGCGCGATCCGGACGCGGACATTTCCGCCACAGCCAATTGCACCTGCTCGGTCTTTCTGTGGCGCGAGTCCTATGGCGACGTGTTGGATTTCATCGGCGGCTCGTCGCGCGGAACGATCACGCGCGAGCAGGATCAGTACAACCCGGCCAACTATGTGGTGCCGGATCGCTCAGTCGTGGGAGCAGGCGTGCAGTAACTATTTTTCACAAGGAGGCGGAGATCATGGCAGATCCAGAAAGCGGTAAGGAGCAGGTGATGGAGCAGGTCGAAAAGGGGCCGTCGCGCGCCGCGATCGCGAAGGCGATCGAAGGGTTGCAGTTCCGCACGAACAAGGCGCTCCCTGTGCTCGACGACCAGGGGAAGCCGGTGAAGGAGCAGGGGAAAGTCAAAGTGACCTATGTGCCGGATCTGCGCCCGATGACGATGGACGATGTGCTGAAGGCCTCCTACGACGGCGGTGAGCTGACGATCGTCTCGAAGGATGGCAGCAAATATCGGATCGGCAAAGGCAAATCATCGTCCGCGGCGAGCTGATCGCCCGCAGGCAGGCAGGAGGAACCATGAAGAAGAAGCCCGCGCAGCAAGCCGAAATCCCGAACGAGATGAGCTTCGGATCACTCGGCGACGAGATCCGTGAGGCGCTCGCCGCGAGGTTCCTCACGGCGCCGGGCGCCTGTCCGGCCTACTATATTCGCGAGCTCTATCCCGATCGCGCGATCGTGGCGGGCGGCGACGGCGAGCTGTATCAGATCCCGTTCACGATTGCGGCGGGCGACGTGACGCTCGGCGATCCGACGCCGGTGGAGATTCAGTATGTGCCGGAGCCGACCGGCGACGAGCCTGGCGCGGCCGCCTCGCAAGCCTCGACGGCGGGCGATACGCGACTGCTCCAGGCGATCGACCGAGAGGGGTGGGAATGGGAGGTGCTGATCATTCAGCCCGGCATGGGCGCGAACCAGCAATATTTCCCTGCGGCGCTGCTGCAGACGAGCGTGCCGATTTTCGAAGGCGCGCGCGTGTTCTGCCTGGACGACTCGCAGCATTCGCGCACGGGCGACAAATCGGCGAAGCAAATGGTCGCCTGGATCGGCCAGCCCGAATGGCGCGAGGCGCGGGCCGCGCAGGCGTCGGGGCAGCCTGGACGCGCCGGGATCTACGGGCGGCTCACGCTGCTCCAGACGGCCGACTGGCTACGGCAGAACCTGCTCGAGTCGCATGCGAAAAAGCCGGACCTCTACGGCCTCTCCGTCGACGCGCCGAAATGCCGCGCGATCAACAAAACCATTCAGCAGGCCGGGAAGCCGGTGACGGTGCAGTGGTTCACCGAAATGTTCCCCCCCGCATCGGTCGATGTGGTGTGGAACCCCGGCACGCCGGGAGGGTTTCAACGGGCGTTGAACGCGGAGATCGTTCAGCCCACAACCGAGGAGGATCCGATGAAAGAGCGTCTGCTCACGTTGCTACAGGAGAAGCGGCCCGACCTGTACGCGAAAATCAATCAGGCCGAGGTCACCGAGGAGCAACTGCTGGCGCACCTCGGCGAAGGGCTCACGCCAGTCGTGCAGGCCGAGAAGTCTGAGGGGAAGGAGGCGACCGCGCAGAATGCGACGGTCACCCTCAACGCCGAGGATCGGGCCACGCTCGACGAGGCCAAGCGCAGCGGGTGGAACGCGAAGGTCGCGCAGGCGATCTTCGACAGCAAACTGCCGGAGGCCATGCAGACCACGTTGCGCGGCCGCTATCTGGATCATGTGGGTGAGTTCACTGCCGTCGAGCAAGCGATCAAGGTCGAGAAGGAAGAATGGGCCGCGATCTCGCAGAGCGGCAACGTGCGCGGCATGGGCTTCGCCCATGAGTTCTCGACGGAAGGCGAGGCGGAGCGGCTGCAGGCCGGGATGGACAAGCTCTTCGGAGTGCCGACCAAAAGCGATGCCCCGGCCTTTCGCGGCATCCGGCAGGCCTATGTCCAGATCACCGGCGATACCGAACTGGCCGGGCGCGTCTCGCCGGGGCGGCAGCGCCAGGTGGAGCGGGTGGCGCAGGCCATCCAAGCCTACTGGCAGCAGGGCATCGGCGAGCCGGGCTATGAAAATGCCGGGTTCGTCAGGATTGAGCAGGCGCAGGTCGCGGGCAGCTGGCCCACGATCCTTGGCAACACGCTCTACCGCCGGCTGGCGCAAGAATATGCGGCCGTCAATTATTACGAAGACCGCATCATTTCGAACCGGCGCCGCGCCGTCGACTACCGCACGCTCGAAGTGCAGCGCCCGCAATATCCGGCGGACCTCACTTCGTTCAACCCCGAAGTGGCCGACTATCCGGAGGCCGCGACCCTGGGCGAAGAGCAGGTGAACTATGCGGTGAGCACGCGCGGGCAGCTCATCACGGTGACGCGCAAGACGATCGTCAACGACGATCTCGGCATGGTGGCCCGGCTGCCGCGCCTGTTCGGGCGCGCCGCCCGCCGGACCTTCGCGCGGTTTATCTGGAATCTGTTCATGTCCAACGCGAACTACGACGCGGATGCGGTGGCCTGGTTCCATGCGAACCACGCGAACCTCGGCTCGACCGCGCTCAGCGCGGATGCCGCCGGGGTGGCGGCGCTCGTCGCGCGGCTCAATGCGCTGATGGCGCAGACGGAGCCTGGCTCGCTCGAAAAGCTGGGCGGCGCCTGGTGGGCCTCGAAGCCCATCCTGGTGGTGCCCTCGGCCTTGCAGGGCATTGCGAAGCAGCTCAATCAATCGCCCGGTATTCCCGGCACTGCGAACCAGGGCGATAACCCGGTCAACGGTCTCTTTGGAAACAAGGACAACCCGGAGAACATTCTCGTGGTCCCGCTCTTCACCGACACGAACGACTGGGGTTTGTTCCGCCAGCCGACCGATGTCGAAATCATCGAAGCGGCCTTTCTCAACGGGCAGGAGACGCCGGAGCTGTTCATCGCCGACATGCAGAACGTCGGGCAGATGTTCCTCGCGGACAAGCTGCAGTACAAGATCCGGTTCGAATTCGGCGCGGAGATCCTCGACTTCCGCGGTGCCGACAAGAGCGTGGTGGCGTAGCGTCCTGAGTACTGAGTCGGCGGGGCGCGAACGCCCCGCCTGAACTGAATGAACAACGCGCGAACCTGTTAGACGGAGGACCTATCATGAGACTGATAACGAAACAGACGCTGGGCGTCTTGATGCTGGCGGCTACGCTCGGCCTGGCTGCGATGCTGCCGTTCATGGCACAGGAGCCGCTGCAAGCGGCGACCGTGAATCCCTCGGTCGGGAGCTCAGGCTATTTCATCCAGACCTTTCATTTCGACAGTCAGCTGACCGCCACCGTGGCGGACAAGGCCACCTGGAAGATGCCCTGGCCGGTCGAGTTGGTCGACATCAAGTGCTCGTTCCGCGCGGTGGGGGGCACCGGCAGCCCGACCTATATCTGGACGCTGCAGGCTGGTGCCGCGAACCTCGCGACCTGCGCGCCGACCACGGCCGCGACCGAAGTGTCGGGCACGATCGCCACCTCGTCGATCGCCGACGAGTCGAACATGACGCTCGACTATGCGAGCACCGGCTCCTCGCCGACGGGCGACGACGGGACGGTGATCCTAGTCTTCAAACGGCAGTAATCACAGGCGGTGACCGTGCGGCATCAGCGGCGGAGCTGATGCCCATCGGTGACCGTCTGGAGAGCAACCCATGAGCACGATTCTGACATTCGGTACCCTGTTCGCCGACCGCGTGCGCGACAGCGGAGCCAAGTTCACCGCGGCGCAGATCGACCGCGCGATCGTGGAAGCGGTCAAACGCTATTCGCGCGTGCGGCCGATCGAAGCGATCCAGGATTATCCCGGAGACGGCGCGTCGTTCGATTTCGCCCTGCCGGCCGGGTGGGTCCAGGACCTCTCGACGGTGCGGAGCCTCGAGTACCCGGCGGGCGAACGGCCGATGTCGATCCTCGACGAGGCCGATTGGCAGTTCTATCGCTCGTCGACCAGTACGCAAGTGCTTCGCCTGCTGGTCTTCACCCCGACTGCCGGGCAAACGCTCCGCATGACCTGGACAAAACCGCATCTCGTCGATGTGAGCGGCAGCACCGTCATCACGCAGGATGAGGAGGCCGTGGCCAATCTGGCGGCGGCGATGGGATTTCGGCAGCTCGCCGCCTCTTATGCCAACACGGTCGACGCCTCGCTCGCCGCCGACTCGGTGAACTACCGGTCGAAGTCGAGCGAATATCTGAAGCTCGCCGACGCGCTGGAGACCCAGTATCGCCAGCACATGGGGCTCGACGCGAAGGACAGTGAAACGCTCGCGGGCGGCACCATGGTCGACGTCGATCGCACGAACAGTCTGGGGCAGGATCAGCTCACGCACCCGAACCGGTGGAGATAGGAGGACGACGATGAAGACCCTGCAACGAGTGAGTCTCATGGTGCTCTGTCTGTTGATGGCGGCCGTGGCCCAGGCCGGGAACACCACGCTCACCTGGCAAAAGGATACCGATCCGACAGCGACCGGCTACAAAATTTATCAAGGCACCGTCTCCGGAAAGTATGGCGCGCCGATCGATGTCGGCAACGTCACGACGTATAGCCTCGATCTCGTGCCCGGCTCGGTCGACACCACCTACTATTTTGCCGTCACGGCCTATGACGCCGCCAGCAACGAAAGTGGCAAGTCGAACGAAGTGTCGAAACTCATCTCCGCTGCCGTCATTGCGCCTTCCATCGCGAAGCCCGGCACACCAGTGCTGACCGTTACTGCACTGAGTGCGACCTCGATTCAAGTGTCGGCGCCTCCGGTCGACGACGGCACGGGGCAGCCGGCGGTGATTGATGTGCGTGTAGCGGTGGCTCCGGCACTGAGTAATTTCGGCTGGGGATCGACCCCAAGCGCGAACTGCCCGACACTGCCCTGCACGATTCCGAATCTCACGCCGAGCACAGCCTATGGAGTGCAAGCCGTCGCGGGACGTGTCTCAGCCGGCTCGGCCATCTTCGGCCCTCTCTCTGCGGTGGCCTCCGTCACGACACCGGCCCTCCTCCTGCCGCCGCCGACCGGCCTCATCATTTCGAGCGCCACGCCGGAGAGCATCGTGATCGTCGCGGCAGCGAAGGATTGCAGAGCGATCAACACGTCCACGACCGGATCGACCAAGAGCCAGCTGAAGCGCATTGTCACCTGTCTGAAATAGCGGGGAGCCCATGGCGATCGTCCACGATAACATCCGAGTTCCGGTCGATGGCGCTGGCAAGCGTGTTGACAATGCCGACATTACAAACGGCGGTGATCAGGTCTATCGACAGGTCGGCTCCATCGGCTCACCTGATCAGGCAGGCCTTGAGGCGATCGCCGAAGTTAAGAGCGCGCTTCCGTCGAAGACACAGTA